GAGGTCCAGCAATTGTTGGGCCTTTTTTGTGTCACTGCCTAGCTTGAGATTTTGTCCAGGTGAATGTGGTACCTGGTAGTAATTAAGATAGAGTGATTTTACAAAGTGATTGTGGCCATCCCAAGATATTGAGTTAAATAATTCAATCAGCTTCTGACTATCCATCATCACTGGCTGATGACATTCAAAGTTTATTGTGGTGCATCCCATAGCTTTGAGCACATCCATAGTATTTTGACAAGCCTCCTGATATGTTGGTGCATGAAGATCATTGATCATCAGATTGCCATTTGATATCACTGTATCCTCATTGAATTTAGGACCAATAAAGAAATCATCATTCATGTATAGGAACTGGCCGCCAATGTGCCTAGCAAATGTCAACAGCTTGTGAGTCACGTCACATCCTCTGACAGATGACCTTGCATCAGGAATTATATTGTTGTATCCTTGGACATGATCACCAATGATGTAGACTTCTGCATTAGGATATCTCTTTAAGGCCCAGTTAATGGAGTGCTGTATTGTGCTGCCTTCCTTACCTTGCTTATGTGGGTATACTAGAATCATGGAACAAAAATACATATTATCTAATATGATGAAAGAATTGCCTATTTATGAAATCTCAATTGACTTGAATGAAGCAGAGACATCTGTGGAATTTAATTCATTGGTGAGAGATCCAGCGCATGAGATAAGTTTTCAAACATTCTCACAAGCTAAGAAATTTCAATTCAATGATGAGGAGCAAGTGATCACTGGTGTGGCTATCTCTGCTGATACACCTATCTATAGATTTGATGAGGATAGCAATGAGGAGTATTATGTGGTATTTACAAAGGCTGCTATCAAGGACATCATCCATGACTATGCTAGGAGAGGCAACTTCAACAATGTAAATATTGAGCACAATTCATCCAATGTAGTTGATGGGATCTACATGATCCACAGCTATCAGATAGATAATGAGAAAGGATTCACAGCTCCTGAAAGATTCCATGATGCAAATGATGGCTCATGGATTGTCAGCTACAAGGTAACTGATAAGGATGTATGGGAGAAAGCTAAGGAGGGCAAGTTTACTGGCTTTAGTGTTGAGGGATATTTTCAGATTACAGCAACAGATCGCACTATTGAATCAGAGATGATGGCACAGATATTCAAGGCATTGAATGATTTAAGTGGAACAATTAAACATAGTATAATTAAATAACAAACAAATGAACGAGAACTTCAAAAAAGTAATGGATGCAATTGCTGACATGAAAGCAATGTTTTCAACATCTGCTGAAGCTACTGAAACAACAGAAGCTCAAGCATTTGGTGAGGCAGTGTTGATGGATGGTACAGCTGTAGCATATGAAGGTGAGCTAGCAGTAGGTACCACTGTATTTATTGTGGCTGATGGTGAGCAGATTCCAGCTCCTGAAGGCACACATGAATTAGGTGGTGAGTTTACTGGAATCAAGATCATAACAGATGCCAATGGTGTAGTGTTAGAGGTTATTGATGAGAGAGCAACACAACAAGCAGCAAGCTCTGATGAGTTTGAAGCTATTGACATTGAAGAGATGCCAGTAGCACTAGAGAGAGCTACAGAGGCAATCGCAGCAACACTGAACATTGAAATGGGGCAAGCCTATGACATTGCTACGGCAGTCATTGCAGCTATCAATGCAGAAGAAATGAAAGAAGAATCAATGAGTGCTGAGCAAGTAGAATCAATTGTGAATGCAAAGATGTCATCATTCTCTACAGCTGTAGAAGCTATAGGTGAAATGATGCAGACTATTGCTTCAGATAATGAAACACTTCGCACTGAGATGGCAGCAATGAAAAATGATTTTGAATCATTCAAAGCAATGCCTTCTAACAGTACAACTGAGAGCGAGAAATTCGCAAGAACAAATAGCACATTGACATCACGTCAATTATTCCTTAAATCACAAATTAAATAACAAAGAAAATGAGCTTAAAAAAGTTTATCAAACAAAAATTCGACTATGATGTGTCAGGTTTGGCAGCATATGTAGACGAGCAAAGAGAAGATCTTATCACTAGATCAGTAACTGAAGCAAAAACTTTACGTTACATCACAATTCAAGAAGGTATCAAAGGATCTGAAGAGATCAAATTGTTGGATGATACTTTGACTTATCAAGCTGGAGATTGCGAAATGACACCAGCTGGAGATACAGTATTCACTGATCGTGCAATTGCTGTTGAGACTCTTGGATACATGAAGAGATTCTGTCAAAAAGATTTGGCTGGATTTTGGACTCAATTGGCATTGCGCCCAGGTGCATCTGCTGAGGACAAAGAACTTCCTTTTGAAGCACAAATCACTAACTACCTTTTGAGCTTACATGCACTTGAGTTAGATAAATTGATTTGGAAAGGTAACAAAGCAACTGGTACTGGTAACCTTCAGTGGATGAATGGATACCGTCAATTCTTGAAAACTGCTAACGGATGTGTGAACTTGAACACTTCTGCAACTGCAAGTATTGATGCATCTAATGCTTATGATGTATTTTATGAGTGTTTTACAAATTCTCCTGAAGCTGTGGCTGAAGCTAGTGATTTTGTATGTTTTGCTGGCCGTGAGAACTTCAACTATTTGATGAAGAACTTGGTTGATCTTAATTTCTTTCACTATTCTCCAGCACAAATTGCTACAATGGAAGAGATCATAGTACCAGGTACAGATATGCGAGTGGTAAAAGTACCAGGACTTAATGGTCTTGACAATATCTACACTGGTAAAGCAGCGCACTTTGTATTCGGAACTGACTTATCTTCTGACTTTGATAACTACGATTTGTGGTATTCTCAAGATGATGATGTTATCTATATCAGATCTAAATTCAGAGCTGGTGTACAAGTACCATTCTTGGATCAGATCGGAGTTTGGAACGGAACTGGATCACCTAACTAATTAACAAATATGGGGAGGCTTAGGTCTCCCCTAACTTAAAAAATACAGAAGAGATGGCATGTAATATGACAACTGGGTTTAATGACAGAACATGTACCAATGGAAAGGGTGGTATCAAATCTGTGATTTTATTCCCTATAGGATCAATTGCAACTGGGCCAACATTGACTGGCAATGAGATTACTACGTTGACAGTTACTGGTGAGGTATTCCAGTACAAATTGAAATCAAATTTATCTAGCTACACTGCGCCAATCCGAGTAAATAAAGAGAATGGAACTTTATGGTATGAGCAATCTTTGAACATGATCCTAGCATCAGATACAAAGGAGCTTCGTGCTGAGATTCACTTACTTGGACAGAATGAAGTGGTAGCAATTGTTGAGAAAGCTGATGGTACTTATGTGGCATTAGGACTTGACGAAGGTCTACAAATCAATGATGGATCAGAATACACTTCAGGTGTTATCAAATCAGACAGAAATGGACATTCAATTGTCTTGGCTGGTCTTGAGAACAATGAAGTGCCTGATGTAGCAGCTGGTATTGTAGCAACTTTGTTGACTCAACAGTCTCCAGTAGTTTAATCTACCTAATCAAACCAAATACTAGAAGGGAGAGGATGAGTATTCCTTTCCCTTTTTTTATTAAATTAGAGCCATGAAAATAGATCAGAAATTTATTGGAGCCAAAGTCAAGAGTAATCTATTGAATAGATACTTTGTGATTGAGGAAGGTAATGAGGAGTTATATATTAAACTAGGACTTTTGCATATCTTTGTAAATAGTGAGCCTAAAATAAAAAAGATAACAGATGTTAAGACTGGAAAGAAATCAGACATCAACACTGATAGTGACAGTAACGGAATATCAGACTCTGACAGCCCCTTATTGGCTCCTTGAGTTTACGCATGAGCAGAGCTTTGAATCTGTGACTTGCATACTTCCAAACATCAGTACAAGCACATCAAGATTTGATGAGTTTGTGATTGAGGATGGTGTGGATGTAACTTTCCCATATGCTGGCTTTTACACATATAGAATATTTGAGCAGACATCTAGCAGTAATTTAGATCCTGATCTCGCTGATAATCTATGTGAAGAGGGCAGAGCACATGTGTATGAGATTGACTCACCATCTAATGAATTTTCGACAACAATATTAAATAACATATATGAGTAAGATCACCAGCTTGTCATTCAGCAAGCAGTATCAATTGCCATTAGAAGAGAAAGATTCTCAAAGAGGCTTCATTAAATGGGGCCGCAAAAATGACTATCCATTTTTCTTGATAGAGCTACTGCAAGGTAGTGCCTGGCATCAAGGTATCATCAAGAATAAAACCTACTACATTGCTGGTGGTGGCCTTGAGGCAGTATCAGGTGATCTGACTGCTTTTCTTGCCAATCCATTTGCTGACTTTGACATGAATGAGATTGCTCAAAGAATGGCCTTTGACTTTGAGGTGTTTGGTGCAATGGCTGTGATAGGTACATGGAACAGAGAAGGTACCAAGGTAGTGAGATGGGAGCACATGGATATTGACCTGATCAGAATCACTGAGGATGAGAGACTGTATTATGTATCTGATGACTGGTCAGCTTTGCAGCAATCAGCAGAAAAGACAAACTATAGAAGCTATCCAGCACTGAATGAGAACAATCGCACTGGATCATTCATTCTGTACTACAAAGAGCCATCTAAACAAGCAAGAGGTGAGAAAGGAATCTATCCTAAGCCTCCTTACTATGGTGGTATTACAGCCATTCAGACAGATGTTGACATCAGTAAGTTTCACATGTATGAATTGCAGAATGGATTCAAGGCTGGTACACTAATTAACCTAGCATCAGGTGAGCCTGAAACATCTGAAGAGGAAAGAAAGATAAAAGAACAAATCAAGGGCCGTACACAATCTGTTGAGGATGCTGGTGAGATAATCATCACATTCAGCAATGGAGCAGATGAAGCTCCTACAGTGATGCCATTGAATGGGAATAACCTACATGAGAGATATGCCATGACTGAGAAGTCAGTGCAGCAGAATATTCTTGTGGCCCATTCTGTGGTGGCTCCTTCCTTGTTTGGTATTGCTCCAAATGGATCATTCAACGCAGCTGAGACAGATGACTTGTTTGAGATCTATAAGAATACCTATGTCAATTCAAGACAGAAGCAGATTGAATGGCTGATGAATTACATGGTACAACTATCAGGAGCCATTGGTAAATTGAAGCTAGTTGATGTTCGGCCAATTGTAGCAGCAGCACCAGTGACAGCAACACCAGTGACAGATGCAACTGGAGCAACAGATGCTGTTCAAGTGGATGTGGCTAAGTCAGCATTGAATGGTGCACAGATTGCATCACTTGTTGAGGTGGCTGCTAGTATTAAGTCAGGCATATTGACACCTGATGCTGCATTGCAGATAGTATTGGCATCATTCCCAACAATTGGAGAGGCACAAGCTAGAAAGATTGTGGGATTGCCAACAACTACACTATCCAGCTGTGATCATAAGCATGAATTCAGTGCCGATGAAATCACAATATTCTCAGAATATGGTGTTGATTCATCTGAATACAAGGTCCTAAAAACAAATATCATTGAATGGGATACACCATCTGATGAGGTATTCAGCAAAGAACAGATGATGTTTGCCACTATTGGCGAGGTAAAAGCTAATATTTCAGCACTTGAGAAATCAATCCTATCAATGCTCATTGCTGGAGAGGATGCATCATCTATTGCAACAGCTACTGGTGCCAGTGTAGAAGAGATTGCCAAGTCAACTGAGAGACTTATTGACTTTGAATTACTTGTTGATGGGGAGGTGTCTGACTTGGGAAAGCAATTGCTGGATGAAGCTCCAGCTACTATTGATCAATTCATGGTGGTTTACACTTACAAAGAAAGACCAGGTGTGCCAAAGGTATTGACTAAATCAAGAGACTTTTGCCTTAGACTATTGTCATTGAATAGACTTTACACAAGGGATGAAATCAACAATATCAGCTCAAGAGTGGATCGCAATGTATGGAACTACAGAGGAGGATGGTATACCAATCCTCAGACTCAAGTAAGCACCCCATTTTGCAGACATATTTGGGTACAACAATTAGTTATTAAAAAACAATAAGACATGAACTATTTACTATCTGTTGAAAATCTTAAGAAACTTGGATTGATCCACATGAATACAGATACAAAGATCCTATCTGTATGCATCAAGAGATCACAAGATATGCACTTACAGCCAGCACTTGGAACACCTTTGTACAAGGCATTGCTGCATAGGGTTGAAACAAGCACATGGACTCAAGACTATCTGACACTGATGAATGACTATGTGATCCCTTGCCTGGTAGCATTTGTTGACTTTAGAGCAGCTGCAATGCTGAATGAGAAACTGACTAACAAAGCTGTAGGCCGCCAGTCAGATGAGACAATGACATCCAATACAGATACAGAAACTGTACACCTTAGAGATATGCTCAGAAAGGATGCGTATTTTTACAAAGAAAGATTGATAGGATTCTTGAAAGATGACAATGGTGTCAAATATCCTGAGTATTTGGTATGTTGTGATGACAATTCATGCAATGAATCTATGACTAAGGATCAGACTGGATATAAACCTTTTGGATGGATAGTATGAAAAAATTTACTGCAAGCAAGAAACAAATAGACAAATTAAAAAATTACCTAAATGGAAAAGACTCTAAATCAAATCATGCTGGAGCTGCAAGAGATCGCAACACAGCACAGACAAATAAATGAGTTTTTTCAAGGTGACTTCCTTGATGCTATAAGCAGAGATGCTGCACAGTATCCTCTGATGGTGGCAACTTTGCAGCCTAGTGGGATGGGTGCTGGATATGTCAATGTGAATTTTGTGATCACCATCTGTGACAAGTACAATCATTCAAACTATAGACAAATCAATGAGGTCCATTCAGACTGCTTATTGATATGCAATGATATCAAGACTACACTACAGCAGTACAGATGGACTGAGTTTTCAGATGTCACAGCTGAGATAGGCACAGATCCATTCATCAATCAAGGTCAAGACATGGTTGCTGGATGGACCATGCTGGTATCTTTAAGAGTATTTGACAATGAAGATTGGTGTGCCATTCCATTTGATGATTACGACTTTGAGAATGGGAATGCTACACCTGGCAATTGTGGTGATCTGACAACGACTTACAATGTCTATGTTGATGGAGTGCTAGAGCAAACATTCACACAAAATACAACTGAAAATAATACAATCAATATAACACTAAGCTAATGGCAACTACTAATATAAACGTCACAACTACAGCTCAAGATCTGCAATCAGTCACTGATGTAGACAATATAACTACCAATAATATAGAACTTGACAATAGTGCTATTGTTTTGAATAATGGATCACTTTTGCAAAAGGGTACTGTTGACAATGGAGCTGGTGGTGGTATTGCTAGAGTTTGTTCAATTGGCTACCAGGATGAATGGGAAAATGGCATTCAGTATTTTGTTGACAACAATAGTGGTCAAATCATCCGAGCC